TAGTTTGGCTTTGACACGAGCTTGATGTTCGTGTTGAATAGTAGCTTCCATATCAGCCTGTTGGCTAGATACAATTGCTCCTAATTCCTTACCCGCAGATTGTGCATTCTGAAGGGTAGTAGTGGCGGACTTGACTCCGTCTATCATCGATTCGCTCCCGGTATACCGTAACAGTATTTAAAGCGAACTTGTTCTAGATTAAAAGGCTAGTTTATAGTGGGATTATTCTTGAGTTTGCTTAGTATCCACAATGTCAGTTTGTGGGTAAGCATTTCTAGCTTCGTCGGTAATTGGGTAACCAGTGCTAGAATGTAGTCGCATACCGCCAGCATTTAGAGAAGCATTATCAGTAAAGAATACCAATGTGTAAGGATCTTTTTTGAGATTAATAACAAGGATACCTACATCATCAGTTTTTTGTGCCATGTAGTTATTTAAATTGGCAACAGCATATCGTTGTTTTGCTTGATTCGCATTTCCTGCAGTTATAGAATCAACGATCGGAGCGACCATGTCGCCGGCTGCAGGGAATATGTTAGCAATAACGTTTGTTAATGACGTTTTAAATTCGCCTTTTCTTGAAACATCTAAAGAACCATGTAACTGTATTAGTCCTGCAATAGAAATACCAGTTGTTGTTAGTATCTTTTGTGTTGCTATTTCTTGTTTAAATAGCTCTTTAAAGTCATTGACTGTGCCTTGATACTTAGATGTTGGACGTACCTGTTGATCTGTAAATCGTCCAGCGCCCACGTCAGTTGTTTTAACTTCCAATGTACCAATGCCTTGAATTGACAAGTCGCCTTTGGCAGCTTTGGTTATTCTCTTTGAAAACACTGACAGTAAGAATTCTCCCTTGCCTTGTCCTAACGCAGCAATCTGTGATAGATCGTCTGTCATTTCTTTGACTGCAGGGTTTTTATCGTAGTTGTTAATCAGTTGACCAATTGTGTGTTTCCCTGGCTGCATTAGTAGGTCGACGTTGACTAAATTGTCTGCTTTCCATAACTGCAACATAGACTGACGATCTTTAGGGCTAGCATCTAAACTCATGAAATATTTGGCCAATAATTTCTGTGCTTTGTTTACGTCAGGATCTTGTATTAATTCAAGAGCATTGCCAACTGCTTGCGATCGACTCCCAGCGCCAATTGTAGCTAACATATCTTCAATTTCGTGAAGAAGTTTCATAGTTTCAGGATCTGTAGGAAGCTCTTTTATCTTAGAAGAAAGTTGGGCTTTGAGATTCTCAATTTCCGGACTTTCTGCTTCAGCTTCTTGAGGTGAAACTACTGCTGGTTTAATTACTTTTTCAATTAAAAATTCAAATGCTCTCATGCAGTTATTTATGCTATTTCGGGGAACAGGCATTCCTGTATGAAATGCTGTACATCGTCCTCGGATAGCCCTAAACTAACCATAACTTTAGGTGTATGCGGATTTTGTTTCTGATTTTCGCAGTAGAAATTCTGCTCATTAGTGGTATTGTTTGATGTATTGTTAGTTTCTGCTACTGTACTTAGATAATGATGTATACCCGCTTTTGCCATGGCAATAATCTGATCAAGCTCTTTTTCGTCACTGACATTACCTGCGGCTATCATGCTCGGACTAAAAATACGTTCTGCCCACTCTGGAAGTTTGCGAGTTTTGTTCCATTCCAACTTTTGTGCTTCGTCTGCAAACCAATCCATCATAGGATGTTCTTTATCGCCTGCGGCCGAGTAATCGTAAAAGCAACCTGTAATCTTGTTCTTGCCTGCAATAACATCAAAACCAAAGATAGGTGCTGGATTATGTATGTGCGGGAAGATGCAACAATGCATCATCCAGAGTCCTTTGGTTTCTCTAGCATCCACAACATCAACGTGAGCCCTACGATAACTGTCACTGGTCCAAACACGATTGATCCAGCCAGGGCTGTTAAAGCGATCCATACCCGTTTCATAAACTTCTTTACCTGTTTTATTAAACTGATCGATAAACAGTTCTTGTACTTCGATCAATGTATCCCAGACTTTACTCATGCTGCTTTAATTCTTCCGCTAACTCTAACATTTCTTTAAAAAATCGAGTAGCAAAATCAAAACACACTTTAGCTTCGTCAGCCATGCCGTCGTTTAACTTAGCACGGATAGCATTTTTTAAATCTTCAGGAGCATCAAACTGATAAAACTTACCCGCACCTGGAACTTTCTTAGCGATCATTTGCCCGCCTGCTAGATCGCCCATGTGACGAACATAAACGTGAGCCATTAATTTTTCTGGATCACTTTTAATAGACATGATGTAATCAAGGTACTCTTTTACAACAGGACATACTTTAGGATGATTATCATCATCCGGCCATAGTTCTGTATAGTCCGCCCAGATAGACTTAGCTCTTGGCAGCGATGGTAGTTCCGTAAAGACTCCATTAGCCATTGCACACACTTCTAGTACTTCGTACATAGAAAATTGATTATATAGATATGTTGCGTACAGTTCAGGACTAATAGATCCCGAAAATAGAATTTTTACAAATTCTTGTCTTTCTGCATTAGTATGATTGTCTTTTGTTAGTTCTCGTAAACTCATTCTTCCTCCACAGTTATTTTTAAGTTTGCACCATTCTGGGTTGCCATATGAGTCGATTCTAATGCTTTGGTTTCAGCGATCTCAAAAGAAAATACACCTGCAACAGCACTGCCACTATTATGTATCTCTAATGTAAGAGCCTTAGCCGAAGCTTCGTCGTACCTAAAGATAGATTCTAAAATATCAATCACTAATTCCATTGGAGTAGTGTCGTCATTTAAAATAACAACTTTCCACATTTTAGGAGGTTGCAGTGCTACTACAATTTTTTCGCTAATTTCTGTTTCGATGCCCATATTTTTTTCCTAATGTCATAAGGGAGGTTTCCCTCCCTTATATTATATTACTTAATTTCTACAATGTCAATAACCCGCGGTTTCATTTCTTCGGGAATTTCACGCTCAATGCGAATAGTGAGAACACCATTCTTAATTTCTGCTGAAACAACTTTCATATGCTCAGCTAGTGTGAATGATCTTTCAAAATCACGCAAGGCAAGACCTCGATGTAGATAAACGATTTCAGATTGTTCGTGGCGAACAGATTCTGCTCCTTCGCCTTTTACTGTAAGAACATCTGATTCGATAGTTACAGCAATTTCGTTTTTCTCAAATCCTGTTACTGCAATTTGAATCTCGTAGAGATTCTCACCAGTCTTGAGAATATTGTGTGGGGGATAATTAGTCGATACCTGGTTAGCAAATTGCCTTTCCATGTTATCAAACATTCTATCAAACCCAATAAGTGCTCTATTTAGAGACTGTGTATCAAAACGTTGTACTTGTGTCATTTTTTTCTCCTTTAAAGTAAGATGACATCGGGCACTATGCCCGTATTTGTAAGGCCCTATGGTACTTTACAAATCCTTTTAATTGATGTTACTCTTTTGCTTTTTCTGTAAAAGTAGCATCAACAATATCTTCAGCATTATTATTTACTGGCTGTGCAGCCGCTTGTTCAGCTGCTTGTTTAGCATCCAATAATGCTTTCATAGCTGGCAATACTTTATCTACTGCCTCTTTGATTTTTGCAACATCTTCACCTTTAGCTGCTTCTTCTACTTCAGCAACCACTGCTTCAATTTCAGTTTTTTGAGCTTCGGTGAGTTTATCTCCATGTTCCGCCAAATCTTTCTTTACTTGGTGAGTCATGGATTCTGCCGAGTTACGATTTTCGATCAATTCCTTTGCTGCCTTATCTGCTTCTGCATTTACTTCAGCTTCTTGAATCATTTTTTCAATTTCTTCTTTGCTTAGACCACTGTCACTCTTAATGGTGATTTTGTTTTCTTTGCCTGTACTCTTGTCTTTAGCTGAAATATTCATGATACCGTTGGCATCAATGTCAAACGTAACTTCAACTTGTGGCGTACCGCGTGGAGCCGGAGCAATCCCGTCTAGCTTGAACTCGCCTAACATCTTATTGTATTGGAACAGTTCACGTTCGCCTTGTGCTACTTTAATATCAACTGCTGGCTGATTGTCTTCGGCAGTACTAAATGTCTGACTAGCTTTGGTTGGAATGGTTGTATTCTTCTGTACCAACTTGGTAAACACGCCGCCCATTGTTTCAATACCTAGGCTTAGTGGAGTCACGTCTAACAATAGAACGTCAGTACGATCACCGCCTAGTACAGCACCTTGAATAGCAGCACCAGCGGCAACTGCTTCGTCTGGGTTAACATCCTTACGTGGTGCTTTGCCAAACAGCTTCTCAACTGTTTCGACAACCTTAGGCATACGTGTCATACCACCAACAAGGATAACTTCATCAATGTCTGAGGCACTCACGCCTGCATCTTTCATAGCAGTCTTACAAGGAGCAACTGAGCGTTGGATCAACTCGTCGACAAGTTGTTCTAGTTTGCTACGTGTGATCTTAACAACCAAATGTTTAGGACCACTAGCGTCAGCTGTAATGTATGGTAAGTTAACT